TGAGAAGAAGTTAGATTATTCTGAGTTTGAGAACTTGCATCAGTTGTATAAATTAGATTATCAGAAGTTCATTGACTATAACATCAAAGACGTTGACCTTGTTGACAAACTTGATGACAAGATGAAATTCATCGATATGGTGCTTGCTCTTGCATATGACGCCAAAGTGAATTTGACTGACGTATTCACGCAAGTACGCATGTGGGATACTCTGACACACAATCATTTGATCAAGCAGAAGATTGTTGTGCCGCAGAAAAAAACTTCACACAAAGATGAAAAGTATGAGGGTGCATATGTGAAAGACCCTATCGTTGGCAAACACGATTGGGTTGTTTCGTTTGACTTGAACAGTCTGTATCCGCATTTGATTATGCAGTATAATGTTTCACCTGAAACAATCGTTGACGGCAAACACAAATCAATCTCTATCGATAATTTGCTGAACAGCGAATATGAGCCTGACGGCGAACATTGCATGGCAGCCAACGGTCATTTCTTCAGGCGTGACGTTCAAGGCTTTCTGCCAGCGATGATGGAGAGAATGTACGAAGACCGCACGGTGTACAAAAAGAAAATGATTCAAGCACAAAAAGAACTAGAGAAAGTGAATGAAAGGTTAGCACAACTATGATGCAGATGTATGAAAATGTTTTGCCCAAAAGTTTCTGCGACTACATGATTGATAAATTTGAGAGCGAACCTGAACTTGATAAAAGTTATGAGATGTTTGACCAATTGGAGATTCGCCATTGGGAAGATGAGTCGCATGATCTGATTGCTATATGTAAAGACTTAGCAGAACACTATGGCAGGTTTTATGATCCGATGAAGATGATGCCGCAAAATCGAAAGATTGAAGCCATCAGAATGAAGAGATACAAACCAAACACGCATAGTTTTCCTTTACACGTTGACGTTGGACATGCTGGTAACTGCACACGCTATCTCGCATTTCTAATGTACTTCAATGATAGTGATGCTGGTACAAAATTTTATACACCAGAAGGACACTTTACTTTTGATGCAAAATGTGGTAACATACTAGTGTTTCCTCCGATGTGGTTATTTCCACATGAGGGTCTAATGCCTACAAAAACTACCAAATACATAGCAAGCACTTACTTCCATTATGTCTGAAAAAGAACAATTGTTGCTCAAAAAAGAACAACTACTGAAAGATATCTCACGTTACAAGAACCTTCAACTTGCAAAGAAGGTTCAATTGAACTCCGCTTATGGCGCCCTTGGCAATGAATACTTTCGGTTCTTTGACTTGCGCCAAGCAGAAGCCATTACCTATTCTGGTCAATTGAGTATTCGATGGATCGGAATGAAACTCAACCAATACATGAATAAATTATTGAAGACTGAAGGTGTAGATTATGTTATTGCGTCAGATACGGATTCTGTATACCTCCATCTTGGTCCGCTGGTGGATATGGTCTACGGATCGAAGAATCCTCCGAAAGAGAAGATTGTTGACTTTATCGACAAAGCCTGCCAAGAAAAGATTGAGCCGTTTATTGACAAGGCGTATCAAGAACTAGCAGACTACATGAATGCTTATGCGCAGAAGATGCAGATGAAGCGAGAAGTTATCGCAGACAAAGGCATCTGGACTGCAAAGAAGCGTTATATTCTTAACGTATGGGACTCAGAAGGTGTTCGTTATAACGAACCAAAACTAAAAATGTCTGGTATTGAAGCAGTCAAGTCTTCCACACCCATGGCATGTCGTGAAAAGATTAAAGAAGCATTGAAGATTGTGATGACAGGCACAGAGTATGAACTTCAATCGTTCATTGCAAACTTCCGTGAAGAATTCTATACGCTACCATTTACGGACGTTGCTTTTCCTAGAGGCGTTTCAGAACTGTCTAAATATACGGATAGAGTCAGCATGTACAAGAAAGGCACACCAATTCACGTTCGTGGTGCTATTATGTACAATCACATGTTGAATGTGAAGAAGTTGACAAAAAAGTACCAGCCAATCAAAGACGGCGACAAGATCAAGTTTTGCTACATGAAAGTACCAAACCCAATGCAGGAAAACGTATTCTCTTGCATGACTGTGTTACCAAAAGAGTTTGGGCTTGAGAAGTACATCGACTACGATTTGCAATTTGAGAAAGCATATCTTGAACCGCTCAAAATTATTGTAGACACATTTGGCTGGAGTGTAGAAAAGAAATCATCATTGGAGAGTTTCTTCGTATGAGTACAATCCCACAAGAGTATCTGTTGCCAAGATCGCAAGAAGATTTTGGTTTCAGCGCAATTGATGAAATGGAAGTCAAACAGGTTGTCGATGAGACAAATATGGAGACTAAGGTCATCAAAGAAACAGTATCAGCGTCAAGCGAAAGCATTTCACGCCTAGAGTCAAAAATTGATATGATGTTGGAACTATACAACCAAGAGAAGTTTGGTCTTGAATCTAAACGTGTTCAATTGGAAGATAGTGTAAAATCTAGATTGACTGAATTGGAAAAGTTGATTATGCCGTTGTTGGTAAATCTGATGAAGAACACGGACAAAGAGTATATCTATTGGCCTAATCGTAAAGAGAAAATTCAAGAACAGATAGATAAGATACTGGCGTTGACTAGAGGTACCTAATGTTCTTCATTGTTCTATTGTTTCTTACCGCATTTGGCCTATCCGCCATTGCGGCGTATTATTCTATCGTAGGTCTGATTGCAATCTTTGCTTCAGCACCTATACCAATCGCTATCATGGGCGGTTCGCTTGAGGTTGCAAAACTTGTAACCGCAAGTTGGTTGTATCGCAATTGGCAAGATGCGCCACGCATGTTGAAGTACTATTTTACTTCAGCCGTTGTGGTGTTGATGTTGATTACCTCTCTTGGTATCTTCGGTTATCTTTCCAAAGCACACATTGATCAAACTTCTTCCACATCAGAGATTGCAACGAAGGTGGCGGTATATGATGAAAAGATTAGAACGGCAAGAGATAATATCGAAGTCGCACGCCGTCAACTCAAACAGATGGATGAGGCAGTCGATCAAGTCATGGCAAGAAGCACCACAGAGCAAGGTGCCGCTAGAGCAAACACAATCCGTAGAAGTCAAGCCGGCGACAGAAATTCTCTAGCAAAAGAAATCGAATCTAATCAGAAAACCATTGTTGCCCTTGGTGAAGAGTCTGCGCCTCTCCGTGCAGAAGTTCGTAAAGTGGAGGCAGAAGTTGGTCCGCTGAAATACATTGCCGAACTAATTTATGGTGAAGAAGCAAAGAATCACTTGGATTCTGCTGTAAGATTTGTTATAATACTATTAGTGTTAGTATTTGATCCGTTAGCAGTCTTGATGGTTATTGCTGGTAACTATAACCTTTCTCAGTTAAAGAGAAAAGAAGAACCAGAACAACCTAAAGTTGAAGTGGCACCTGAGCCTAAAATGAAAGAGACTGACATTAACATGACTTCTGTTGAACCGATTCCTATGAACAAGGATGAAATCGTCAACGCAACAAAATTATATCATAGAGATCAGGACTCTATGTAAACTTAGTGAGGTGATTATGGGTAATTTTTTTACAGATTTAGTTGAACAATTAAAAGATGAAGACACAAAGATTTTGGCAGATGGTACAGCATCCGCTGAGTATAGCGGCTGTATCGATACTGGTTCGTATGCTCTTAATGCTTTGCTTAGTGGCAGTATCTATGGGGGCGTACCTAACAATAAGGTAACAGCATTCGCAGGTGAATCTGCTACAGGCAAAACTTTCTTTGTTCTAGGTGTTGTCAAGCAATTTCTTGATGACAATCCAGAAGGCGGCGTTATCTACTTTGATACTGAAGCCGCAGTTACAAAAGCAATGATGGAGAGCAGAGGCGTAGACACCAAGCGTGTTGTTATCTCTGAGCCTGATACGATTCAGAAGTTTCGTCATACTGCGCTACAGATTATTGAAAAGTATTCTGCACAGCCAGAAGCAAAACGTAAACCTATGATGATGGTGCTTGACTCTATGGGCCAATTGTCTTCTACTAAAGAAATGGAAGACACCGCAGAAGGCAAAGAAACAAAAGACATGACGAAGAGTGCTACACTTAAAGCAACCTTCCGTGTGTTGAACTTGAAACTTGCGAAGATTAACGTGCCATTGATTGTAACGAATCACGTTTACGATGTTGTTGGTGCATACATTCCGACAAAAGAAATGTCTGGAGGCTCTGGCTTAAAGTACACCGCATCGACAATCGTTTACCTGTCTAAGAAGAAAGACAAAGACGGTACTGAGGTGATTGGTAACATCGTAAAGGCTAAACTCTACAAGAGCCGATTGACTAAGGAAAACAAAAATGTGGAAGTCAAAATCACCTACGACAAGGGACTGGATCGATACTATGGACTCTTGGAGATTGCAGAAAAATACAACATCATCAAGAAAGTCTCCACACGATACGAACTTCCAGACGGAACAAAAGTCTTTGGAAAAAGCATCAACGATGAACCAGAAAAGTATTGGACGAATGACTTATTGGCTTTGATTGACGATGCCTGCAAGAAAGAATTCTTGTACGGACAAGAAGGTGCACAAAGCGATTCCGAATCTGAGGAGTTGGCAGATGAAGAAGTATAAATTTATCGACACCAGCGACTACACAAAGCCAGAAGACGTTGCTACAGTAGTCGTAACAGACGAAGGTGAATTTGATGGAGTTGAATTTACCTTTGGTACAATTAGCGTCAATGAGAGTGCAGATTCTGCTACCATATCATTTGACTATCGCATTCATGACAACGAAGACATAGAGAAAACGCCAGAGGTAAAAGAGAGGTTCGAACTCTTGCTGGAAGAGATTCTTAATGATATACTATATGATGCATTGGCTGAAGCAGAAAAAAGGTACATGAATGAGCATAGAAAAGAAGATTCTGAAACATCTCCTGAATGATGAGGACTACACACGAAAGATTATTCCGTTCCTCCGTTCAGATTATTTCACCGACAAAGCAGAGAAGGTTCTATTTGAACAAATCTCAGAGTACATCACAAAATACAATGCTTTGCCTACACATGAGTCACTAGAGATTGACCTTGAGAAAAAGGAAAACCTTAACGACACAGAATACAAGAAAGTTGTTTCGACACTTGAAGATATCAAGTCTTCAGAGTTTAATAAGAAAGACGCAGAGTGGTTGCTAGATGAGACTGAGAAGTTTTGTCAAGAGAAAGCAGTCTACAATGCTATCATGGAGTCCATCAACATTCTTGATGGTAAGGCTACTAAACTAGACAAGGGGTCGATTCCGACTATTCTATCCGATGCGCTTGCTGTTTCTTTTGATAATCACGTTGGTCATGATTTCGTGGATGACGCTGAGAGTCGATACGAATTCTACCATCGAATTGAGAAAAGACTCCCGTTTGATTTGGACTACTTCAACCGCATCACCAAAGGCGGTCTCCCAATCAAAACTCTGAACATCATTCTTGCCGGCACTGGTGTTGGTAAGTCTTTGTTCATGTGTCATTGTGCCGCTGCCAATCTATCGCTTGGCAAGAATGTTTTGTACATCACGCTAGAAATGTCTGAAGAGCGTATTGCTGAACGTATCGATGCAAATCTTATGAACATCGATATCGACAAGTTGAATGTGATGCCAAAAGAATCTTACATGAAAAAGATTGAACGCATCAAAGAAAAGACGATGGGTAAGTTGATCATCAAAGAGTATCCAACTGCATCGGCAAACGTAGGACACTTCAAGCATCTACTGAATGAATTGCGTTTGAAGCGTCAGTTTTCTCCTGATGTTATCTACATTGACTATCTGAACATCTGTTCGTCATCACGCATCAAGCCAGGCGCTAACGTCAACTCATACACATACATCAAAGCGATTGCTGAAGAACTTCGTGGTCTTGCAGTTGAGTATGCTGTGCCAGTAATCTCTGCAACTCAGACTACACGAAGCGGCTATTCTAACTCTGACGTTGACTTGACTGACACTTCAGAATCGTTTGGTCTTCCAGCAACAGCAGACTTCATGTTTGCTTTGATTGCGACTGAAGAACTGAATGATCTAAACCAAATCATGGTCAAGCAGTTGAAGAATCGCTATAACAGTCCAGACACAAACAAGCGATTTGTCATTGGTGTTGACAGAGGCAAGATGAAACTCTACGATGCAGAAGCATCCGCACAGTCTGACATTTCCGATAGTGGACAAGTGCAACAACAAGACGATAAGCCAATGTTCGACAAGTCTTCCTTTGGCAATCGAATGAAATCGGAGAGAAACTTTAGTGGATTTAAGACTTGACATGGCAAACGTCCTATGCTATACTAGATGTATCTGTCTAGGAGTTTGCCATGATTATCTACACTTACCAAAGGTCTAAGAAACGTAAGAATATGAATAAAAAAGAGAGAGAATTACTCGCTTCATGGGAAGAAATTAAGCAAAAATATGCAATGAAGACTAGTGCGCCGAAGACTGCACAAGCATACACGCCTCCAAAGCCGCACATTCGTGAGACACCGAAGATTCCTAGTCTGAACAGCCACGCAGGTGTAGCGACAAAGCCTATTCAAGGCAAAGTCTATACCGGAAGTGCTATGCTAGGCATTGGAACTCTACACAAATCGAATGCAGTACCAATCTTTAGTGCCGATGACGCAAAGGATCAAGCATCAATGCGAAGATAATAAACAAAAGATTATAAATAAGCCTGTTATCTAACAGGCTTTTTGTTTTTATGCACATGAAATTCAAAGAATACATCACAGAAGAGAAAAATCTTCACATGGAACACGCAGAGGACAATGTTCTCAATGGCGGTGTTGCAGGAACTCGGGCTACCATCAACTACATGAGAGCAATCCGTGATATGTTGGCTGGTCACTCAGAGAAAAAAGTGTCTCTTACTGTAAAGTGGGACGGCGCACCAGCAATTTTTGCTGGAAAAGACCCCTCCGATGGCAAGTTTTTTGTCGCAAAGAAGGGTATCTTCAACAAGAATCCAAAACTATACAAGACAAACGCAGAAATTGACGCAGACACTAGCGGCGACTTAGCCAACAAGTTGAAAGCATGTCTTCAGCACCTGCCTAAACTTGGAATCACCAACGTCATTCAAGGTGATTTGCTTTTCACATCAAACGATATCAAAACAGCGACAATCGATAGCGAATCATACATCACATTTCATCCAAACACAATCGTGTATGCAGTACCAGCAAATAGTGTACTTGCAAAAAAGATCAAAAGAGCCAAAATTGGCATTGTATGGCATACGTTTTATGAGGGCGAAACACTAGAAGGTATGAAGGCTGTCTTTGGCAAAGACATTCTAAGCACACTCACTCAGTCAGAAGATGTTTGGTCGACAGATGTAGACTACAAAGACGTTTCAGGCAAAGCGACAATGACGAAAGAAGAGACAGACAAAGTAACTGATATACTGTCCGAAGCAGGAAGAATTTTTTACAGAATAGACCCTAAGATTCTAAATGGAATTTCAGATAACGAAGAACTCTTGATGAAGATCAAGACGTTCAACAATACAAAAGTAAGAGCGCAAGAGAAGATTAGCAACCCTAGCCGCCATGTAGACGATTTAATAGAGTATCTAAAGCAACATTACGAAGCAGAAACAGCAAGTAAGAAAACGGAAAAAGGTAAGCAATCAGTAAAAGAGAAGTCAAGTGGCGTGCTAGGGTTCTTTACAACAAAAGCAAAAAAAGACTTGGTGAACATATTCACCGTGATGAATCTGTTAGTTGATGCTAAGAATATTTTGATTGGAAAGTTGAATGAGGTGAAGAATCTTCACACATTCTTGCTGACTAAAGATGGATACAAAGTAACTGGTGTTGAAGGTTACGTTGCGATTGATCACTTGACAGGAAACGCAGTCAAACTAGTTGATAGACTGCAATTCAGTTATGCCAATTTCTCTCCTGACATTATCAAGGGTTGGCAGAGGTAACACCTATAGGTCTTCATTGAAAGGCTACACCCATACTTATAAGTTTCAGCGTCAAAAAAACAAGAAAAAGAAGGCAATAATATGGCAAAACTGAACGAAGGCGATGTGATCGAAGGCATCTTTACGATTGCCCTAAGTCTTTATCTTGCCTACGGAGAAGTCGATAAACGCAAGTTGAATGAGATTCGTACCAAAGTGGATACGAAAATGTTCAGCACAGGTCGTTTCAAGTACAAAGTTGTCGAAGGGCACATGCGTCAGAGAGCAAAGAATCCTCCAGACTTCTTTAACGTAAACTTTGAAATGAGACTGAAACCAGAATCGGTGCAAGGAGCATTTGATAAAGAGTTTGAGGTTCTATACAAGTCATCAAAAGACATTGGTAAGATTGACAAGAAAATCGATCAACTAATTAAAGCCGTAGAAAGCGCAAGTTTCAGCCGTAGAGCAAACGCCGCAGTCAACCACTTTCTAAACAATAACGTAGGTGAAGTTGTAACATTCACAATCATTGCTGATGGTATTGCGGGTGAGTCTTCCGGTGGCGAAATCAAAGGTGACGTTACACTAGAAGTCTACGCAATGAAAAAGGGTAGCAATCAGAAAATCATTAGCGGAACTCTACCTTTCTCACTTAAATCAGAATCAGTCACGGTTGCGAACCTGTCGCCGTATCGTGGTATGCTAGACATTGCTAAAGCAATCGGCATTCAATGGGATGCTGAAGAAAAGTACATTAGACTTGCAAAGCCATTTAATGGTCCCGTAGAACAAGCGGCTAAATTTGCATTGATCAAAGAGATGTACGATGATCTAAAAACACGAATGATTGCTGAGTCAATAAAACCAGCATTCACAAACAAGGCGTTAGACTTTTTAAGCAAAAGCATTTTCGGATCAGACTTATCCGATGTTGTCGATGTTCAGTCTGGTGCAGTCAAAGAGATTACTGTAGAGTACTTCAATCAGTTGCGTAAAAACATAACACTTGTCGCACAGTCTAACGGCAACAATCTAGTCTTTGCTGATAAAAAGACTGGAACCGCAATCTTTCAAATCCGCACGAAACTCAGACCACCTCCAGCAAATGAAGCAAAATTCTATCTGGAAGTAGGAAAAGGTATCTACGCAAAGTAAAAAAATACTAAATACCCCTATGAAAGCAGTTAGGTCAAGACAAACCTGCTAGGATAAGTCTAAGGAAAACTCCATGAAAACATTCAAAAATTTGCTAGAAGCCAAAGGTGGAAAAGTCGTAGTGTCATTCGGCAGAATGAATCCTATGACAAATGGGCATGAGAAACTAGCAAACAAACTAAAGTCAGTAGCCCAATCTGAAGGCGCTACCGCAAGACTTTACCTTTCCCACAGCACCAATCCTAAAAAAGACCCGCTAGACTTTGCAACGAAAGTAAAGTTTGCCAAAAAAGCATTTGGCAACATTGTGCAGTCTTCGGCGGCTAGAACCATTATTGAGGTCTTCAAAGAACTCAATGGTAAATTTTCAGATGTTATTGTAGTTGTAGGTAGCGACAGAATTCCAGAATTCAAGACGCTACTGAACAAGTACAATGGCAAAGATTACAATTTCAATTCAATCGATATCGTATCAGCAGGAGAGCGAGACCCTGATGCAGAAGGAGTAGAAGGCATGTCCGGATCAAAAATGCGAAAGTTTGCGGAGATGAATGACTTTGAAAGTTTCAGCAAAGGTGTACCATCTAAGTTGTCCGATGCCGATGCTAAAAAACTTTTCGATGAGGTGCGTAAAGGCATGAACATTAACGAACATTTCATGAATGAGTTTGCTACTGAAGAATTAGACGAAGCAGTTCTTTCACTAGCAGGTCGCAGAAAACGTGCGATGCAATTGCGTAGAATGAAATCGAAGATTGCAGTTGCACGACAGAGAGCGATGAAGCGTTTTGCAAGCCCTGAGGTTCTAAACCGCAGAGCAAGACGTATGGCAATCAACTTCTTGAAGCAGAGATATTCTTCAGGTAAAAGTTATGCAGATTTGTCGCCAGGACAGAAAGTTTCAATCGACCAAAAGGTTCAGAAACTGATGCCAGTCGTGGGTAAGATTGCATCACGTTTGCTACCACAAGTACGCAGAGCAGAAGTCCAACGCAAAGCGGCGCAGAGAGCCGCAAATCAGCAAGAGTCATTCAACGCAGAAATCAATGAGAAGTTTGAGTTGTTCATTGAAGCACCAAAACTTCCACAAGATAAACATGTTGGTGGCAAAGAAGGAACACAACCTGCAAAGTATTATAAGGGTCTAGAAAAAGACACCAAAGAAAAGCGTGACGCACACTTCAAAGCACATGCGCAGAAGAGCGATAGTGATCCATCATCGTACAAAGATGCACCAGGCGACAAAGAGGCGAGAGAAAGAGATATGCCTCAGTCTAAGCACACTAAGAAATACAAAGACATGTTTGGTGAGGCAGTAGACAAACAAGAAATGGGTCGCTTGAATCAGTTGATTCGTTTGGGTCTAGCAGACAAGAAAATGCTTGCTACGATTCAACGTGCAGTCACTAAGATTGACGCAGGCGATACTTTGAATCCTGCTGAAAGAGATGCGACACAAAATCTTCTAATGACTTTACTTGACATTGTTACGACAAACAATGTGTTCACTACAACTAAAGGTCAGTTGTCTAAAGTGCCAGTTGCACAAATGAAAGCAGACTACGCAAAGTATGTCGGTGAAGATTTAGAATTGGATGAAGCCGCATATCCAGGCAACATCGGCATGATGGAACTTGCTAAGTTTTTCCAAAAAGCAACACCAGAACAGATTGGTATGTTCAAAGAACTTCTAGCAAAGAAAGATGTTAAGAGAGCGTGGGCACTGGTGTCTGGCGTGACTGGCATCAAGTTGATTGGTAAAGAATTCAACGAAGCATTCGTATACGAAGACGATGGCTATGAAGGTGAAGACGAAGCAGATTGGGAAGATGAAGAATCCGATGGTCTGTATATGGCTAAGATTGAACTTAGCAATCTGATTGCTGACGCTGAAGAAATTCTAATGATGCTTGAAAGCATGGAAGAGGAACCAGAAGCATGGGTAACATCTAAGATTACATTAGCAGTTGACTACATTGGAACTGCAAGAGACTATCTAGAATTTCATGGCTACGCAGAACCTCCAGAAGAAGAAGAGGACGATGAAGACGAAGCCGAATTCTCAGGTGAAGAAAGTTACGATGCAGTCTATGAATGCATCAAAGATATGGACAAAGAAGAACTAGGCGAACTCTATGAAGATGTTGCTGAGTTATTCGAAGAAGTCGAAGGGCTGAAAAAGAAAGCAGAGAAGTCTGGTATTCCATACGGCATTCTAAAGAAAGTTTACGACAGAGGTATGGCCGCATGGAAGGGCGGGCATCGTCCGGGTACAACACCACAGCAATGGGCATTTGCTAGAGTGAACTCATTCATCACCAAAGGCAAAGGAACTTGGGGTGGCGCAGACAGCGACCTAGCCGCAAAAGTTGGTGGTGCTAAAGAAAAGAACGAAGAATTCTCAAATTTTATCGAAGCCCTGGAGTGGGGAACTGATGAACTGCGCAAGAAGTATGCAGACGATACTCCAGGGCAAACTACAGAAATTCAAGTTGCAGATCATATCAAAGCAGATGATACACTAAATGCTATCTTCAAGCAAAACATGGAAACTGTCAAGTCTAACTTTAGCGAAGACATTGCAAAAGAAATTGACCGTTGCTTGACTGAAGGTGTTGACTTAATTGACAACAACTACAGACTTGGCTCAGAGAAGTTTTTCGAATTCTTCCGTGCAGTCAGAGAGTCTGGTGTTGAACTCAAAGGCTTGAACAAACATCTAATTGAAGAAACAGACATTGGTGAAATTGTAGAACATGAAGGCAAACATGTGCCTCTAGACTGCCCAATGATTGAAGAAGAGGAAATGACGCTGTGGAAGTATAATCCTGCATCAGGTCTATGGAAATCAGAAAGAACAGTTACACCAGAAACAAAAGATAAATGGCTTGAAATCTTTAAGAAAGATGATCCTAAAGCAAAGTTTATTGTATCAAAAAATAAACCGGGTGCTAAAGCACATTTGAAAGAAGAAGATGAGAAAGACCCACCTTTGAATCAACCAAAGCGTGGTGGTCCTAAGAAATTCTATGTGTTCGTGCGTGACCCATCATCAGGTAACATTAAGAAAGTTACATGGGGCGACACTACTGGACTAACAGTAAAGATGAACGATCCAGAAGCGAGAAAATCTTTCGCCGCACGCCATCAATGCTCAACACAAAAAGATAGAACATCGGCTGCATATTGGGCTTGCAACACACCACGATATGCAAAGCAGTTAGGGCTTTCAGGAGGAGGTAACTTCTATTGGTAAATCCATATAAAGATGTTGCTCTTGGCGAAAACCATTTCGTTCGAACATTCAGTAATGAAACAGAAACTGAAGAACTGATTTGGCACAGAGACAAGAGTGATAGAGAAATAAGAGTAATTGGTGGTGACAGTTGGCAGTTACAGATAGATAATGAGTTGCCTGTAGATTTGAAAATTGGTGAGTCTTATTTCATTAAAGCAGAAACATACCACAGAGTTATCAAAGGTAAAAACGATTTGGTTTTAGAAATAAAGGAAAAAGGGGTTTAACATGCTACAACAGAAGTTTAATGTACCAGAAGGATTGTTCGATTCCGTTAAGCAAGTCTTGGACGAAAGTAACGAATATCAGAACAAAGTCAAAGCACACATGGCGAAGAAAGGCATCAAGTCTTTGGGTGATCTATCGGCTGACGAAAAGAAAAAATTCTTCAACGATTTAGATGCCGCACACAAAGCCAAGAACGAAGAAACAGTTGTCGAAAGTGACTTGCCTAGTTCAAAAGAGAAACAAAAAACTGTAATGGTTAAGCATAAAACTTCAGGTAAAGAACTGAAGATTCAAGCCTCAGCCTTAGACAAGTACAAAGGCATGGGCTACGAAGCGATGAAAGAAGAAGTAGAACAAACTGACGAAGCCATCGTCAAAGGCAAAGGCTACGACAATCCCGACAATGAGCGTAAGGCTCCAGAGGGTAAAGTGCCAATGACAAGTCTACATCCAGGTCACAACGACAAGGCTGCCCGTCTAGCCGCTGTACAAGCAAAGGGCAAACTAGTCAAAGGTAAAGCACAAAGCGCACCTCAGAAAGAAAGTTATGAACTAACTCAAGAGGACGTTGAATTTATCAATTCGTTGAATGAGAGAAAGTAAAATGCAAGAAAGATTTTCACCACAACAAATCGCAAAACTGCGAGATGAGTACGGAAAGATTAGCACAATCGATCCGTCTGGGCAAGCATACAAGCAATTGGTTGCTATGTTAGATCGTTTAGAACTAGACGATCTAAAGACCCTTGCTGGTGCTAAAATCAAGTTTGTATCAGGGCTTGCGCAGAATCGTGTTAACCGTGCCAAGTCAAAGAATGAAGAAGTGGATGTGAAAGAAGGTTTGAACGAAATGGACAAAACACAAACTCCACCAGGCCGTGATGGTGATATTGATCCGACTAAAAAACAAATACATCTAGGACCAGAACATGTAATGAAGTCTAAAGATATCTCTAAACACGGTCTAAAAGTATTGAACAAGATAATGAAAAAGAGTCAAAAGAAAACCGTGAAAGAAGACACAGACCTTGAAGAGGGTAAGTCTGGCACAGGCTACGAACTGTATCACAAAGACTTTTCTTCAGCAATGGCACATGCTTATGACTTTGCAAAGAAGAAGTACAACATCGAAATTGATCCAACTGAGATTGACAGAAATGTTGCTATGGGTCCAAAAAAGCCATCTTCAGGAAAAGCAAACTCATATCGTCTACTAGATAAGACAGGTAAGAAAGCAATTCAAGTACAAGTTACAAATCTTGACAATAAGCGTTATGAATTGAACATGTACAAAGAAGACATTGACGAAGCAGTTGGTGGCGGTACATCAGTCAACACACAATCTCTCAAGTCAGCGGCCGCTCAAAAGAAAAGAGCAGACATTGCAGTTAAGATTGCCGCACTAAGATTGAAACAGCAGAAAGAGCGTGAGACTCTACAAAAGCAAAAGAGTTCAGTCAAAGAAGAGGTAATGGAAGTTGTAGAAGTTGAAATCAACGAAGCAGACAAAGTTCCTGAGTACAAGACTGGCGGCGAACCTCTGGCTAAGAAGTTCGAAAAAGCATTTGCTAAACTTGGTGTCAAAACTAATATCAAAATGAAGACTGTTGGAAATGTTTCAGTCAATGAGGCTGCAATGAAGAAAGTTCTTTCAGCATCCAAAAAGAAAAAGATGAAAGAGCAAGAAGAAGCACCTTCAAAGAAAGACAACATGAAGAGTGGTGATGCTCTATCAGGTAAGAGAGAACCAATCGAAATTAATCCGGAAATCGAAAACAAAAAATGAACGAATTGCCGCAAATTTACTGTGACATGGATCAGGTCCTTGTAAACTTTATGAAGGGCGCAAATGATGCTCTTCGTGAAAAAGGTCTGCCTGAATTCACTCTTGCCGGTAAAGAAGAAAAATGGGAAGCAATCAAAAGCGTACCTAAGTTTTGGGCAAATCTAGAACCTATGCCTGATGGTCTGGCTCTGTGGAGATTCATCCGTCCATACAATATTAACATTTTGTCAACTCCATCTAAGAGAATGCCTACATGTAAGCAAGAAAAGATAGAGTGGATAAGTAAGCACCTAGGGAAGAACAATATCAATGAGATACATATTGTTCCTAGAGAACAAAAACAAAACTATGCTGTCACGATAGATGGTAAACCAAACATTTTGATTGACGATCATCTAAAGAACATTAATGAGTGGGTAGCAAAAGGTGGCATAGGTATTCGTCATATAAATACTATGAAGACAATTTCTCAACTTAGAAAATTAGGCTTTAATTAAAAGGAGAACACCATGGCACTATGGGGAACAAGAGATTCGTTTGCAGTTACTGGCACAGTTGATGTTAGCAATAACACAACCGCAGTTGATGGAGATGCAAACACAGTATTCACAACCGAATTGAACATCGGTGATGCACTTATTCTGAACGGCAGAAGAAGAAAGATTGCGTCTGTTGACAGCGCAAACACTTTGACTTTGGCTGACAACTGGACTGGCGGTAACGTAACTGGCGGCACAGCATTTGGTCAGGACATTCCAAAGTACGTTCCTGCATCAGAAGTAACTGCAAACAACATCATCGGCGTTGATGACACCGAAGCACAGTTGGCCGCCAACAAGGCACGTGGAATTACTACACCAGGCTGGACTAAGTATGTAACATACACAGACATGCACGGCACAACTCGCTACAAGACTGAAGTTCTTGTGGTTATGTCTTCAGCGACAACTGGCGATGCACCAGACGATGACGTTGCCGCAGACAGTTAATCTATAACATTGGCCTGAGTCCCAGGAGTAGCATTCCCATTCGGTTGGGTTTATATTAGGAGAAGAATAAATGGCAGATAAAAAGATTACGCAGTTAACTGCGCTAACAGCACCAGCAAACACAGACTTGTTGCTGATTGTTGACGATCCAAGCGGTACACCTGTTTCCAAGAAGATTGAACTTGGTGACATTTTCGGTGAGACTGCACAGACTAGTTTTTCAGTCATTAACGTGACTGCAACAGGAAATACAACATTAGGCGGTGACGTAGTTAAGATCACACCAACCACACGATTTGAAGTGCAAGGTCTAGGTGACTTCAACTACGATGAAATTCGTATTCGCACAGCACAGACGCCAGCAAACTCGGATAACTCTATCCTTGGTTGGGCGACTGGAACTATTTCTTGGGACGCAAACTATTTGTACATTGCCGTGAACGGCACTACAATTAAGAGGGTCGCACTCGCAACATTCTAATACACTATGATTATAACTGATGATGAGTTTGAAGCATACGCAGTAAACAACTACAGAAATCCAAATTGCGTATCGGTACTTGAATTTCTTGATGACTTGAATAAAATTAAGTACATCAAGCGATTGATAAACAAGTACGCCGATAAAAATGAATTGAGAGAAAGATTGGTTCTAAATCATATCATCTTTCTTTCAAACGTGTTTGGTGCTGAAGCAACTGTTACTATGTTGACGTTTAAGGTAGAAGAAAAGAATCGGCACATACTAAATTCTTTTCTCATCTATCTTAATTACATAAGACATGATGGCGTTTTGTATGACGAAGAATTGTTGGAAAAGTTAAAGAGAAACGTATAATGGCAAATCTAGTAGACTTATACATCGTATATCGAATTCTGCGCAAGTTGACCACTCCATTCACAGAATGGGATGCGTACAAGACTGGCGTGATCGATGCTGACGGAAATCTATTGAAGAAGTCCGATCAGCGTAGAACGCAGGCGGAGATGGATTCATATACACCGTTTGACAATTTGATTGCCAAACTAAAAAGACTACTAGCAAAGATACCAGGAGGCGCAGGTCGCTTTGCAACCTATGCGGCTGCACTTCTACTCATCAAAGAAGAAAAGAGTTTGACTGAAGAGAACATTGAAGAAAGATTCAATGCATATCTTAATAGTGAAATGCTAACTGAAGACATTGCAAACGTAGTAGGTTCAGGCAACATTGCAGGAACAGATGGCAACCCTCCAGTTGGTAAGAGTGTTATGATGCGCAGATTTGCAGGCAACGATGTTTTTGTTGTTGACACGCAAAGATTTAATAAAGCAAGACTTGGCAAGAAGAAGTACTTGAAGTATGAGACTTATGTTGGCACGGATGAAGTTGGCACCGCCATTCGTGAATATGGAAGAAAGAATCCTAAGAAGCCAATTATTCTTCAAGATGACAAGACAGGTTCGATGATTTTCCTACGTTATGGTCGAAGTGGTATGTTCACCGAATCTTTTGGTGCAGAGAAACACGACCATGTGGATACTTAAATGGCTACCGTTCTGGATATTTTATGCGACCTTCTTCGTAGGGTTGCTAGGGTTCATTGCAACTTACTTGTTGCGATTCGTTCCTATTCCAGCACTCTTCATGTACAAGACACCTATTCAAATTGTATCAGCAATTTTGATGGTTGTGGGCGTCTACATGTCTGGAGCAATATCGAACGAAGAAGCGTGGCTTGCTAAAGTAAAAGAATTAGAAGTAAAAGTTGCGCAAGCGGAAGCAAAGTCGCAAGAAGTAAACGTACAGGTTGTCGAAAAGGTTGTTACAAAGACTCAAGTTGTTCGTGAGAGAGGCAAAGATATTGTTCAGTATGTTGATAGGGAGGTTGTGAAATACGATTCTAAATGTGAAATTCCTAAAGAGGCAGTAACAGCAGTCAATTCAGCGGCGGAGGGCGTGAAGAAATGAAACACGCACTAGTCGCTTTTGTTTTGGTAATGCTTGCAGGTTGTAGTACTACGGTGCCAGTGACACGAAAGTTTCCTGACGCACCTAAGACACTTATGACTCCGTGCCCACCATTGAAGAAAATAGAAAAGAACGATCCATTACTCAGCGAAGTTATCAAGTCGGTAACTGAGAACTACACACTCTATCATGAGTGTTCGTTGAAAAATGATGCATGGATTGAATGGTATAATGAGCAAAAGAAAAGTTTTGACATTAAATAAGGAGAAGAAATGGAATTAACATTAGAACAGTTGAAGCAATTGTTACCAAAGAATCCGTATGTGAGTCATTGGCACAATGCGCTATCTCAACTACTACCAGATTACGAAATCAATACACCAAAGCGAGTGGCCGCATTCGTAGCACAATGCGCACATGAGTCTGGTGGCTTTATGGTTCTCAAAGAGAATCTAAACTATCGTGCGGCAAGTCTTAGAAAGATTTTCCCTAAGTATTTTCCAGACGATGCAATTGCGCAACGCTATGCGTCAATGCCTAACAAGCAAGAAGCAATTGCAAATCGTGTCTATGCAAATCGCATGGGCAACGGTCCTGAAGAATCGGGTGATGGCTACAGATACTGTGGTCGTGGTTTGATTCAGTTGACAGGTCGCCAGAACTATACATGGTTCGCCGCATCTTTGGGTATTACACCTGAAGAGGCGACAGAGTATCTTGGCACATTTGAAGGTGCGGCTCAGTCTGCTTGCTGGTTCTGGGAAACCAACAAGTTGAACCAGTGGGCTGATGCTGGCGATATCGTGACTTTAACAAAACGTATTAACGGTGGTACTATCGGTCTTGATGACCGCATTAAACATTATGAACACGCCCTACATGTATTGGGAGGCTAAATGTCACCAGGAATCCCAAACGACAGAAAACTGTTCAAGTGGCTAACCGTTCTTTTAGTATTGCCCCTATTCATTGCGATTTTTGGAGGAGACAGATTTAGATATCCTTGCCAAGACCCAAAGAATTGGGACAAAGAGTTTTGTCAGAAACCTTTGTGTGATGTGACTAGAACATGTCCAGAGCATGTGTTCAAGGGTCAACGTGACCCAAGACTCGGAGTGCCTGCGGACCAATTGCCTCAAGGCGCACAACAATCACAACCAGCACAAGGAGTTAACTGTGGAAGATAATAAACAGAAAGGTGAATTATTCGTGTATACTGAAGACCAACTAATGGCACGCCTGAAGTTTTTCATTGGTGTTTGCTTATCATTGACGTTGACTGGTATTGTGTTCGTTGTTCTATACTCATTGATTTTCGTGACACAGCCTCTTAATGCTATCTCTCCAATCGACCAGAAGTTCTTTGAGTTGATTGTTCCTATTGCTACATTCTTGACTGGTACACTATCAGGCATCATGTTAGCAGGTGGTAAGAAAGAAGATCAGGAAGCGATGTTAGCCGCACAAAAGCAGGCACAAGAAAACTTTGCAGAGACAAAGAAAGCAATGACAGCGCCACCAAGATCAGAAAGATCGGAGCCTACATTTAATGTGACAGTTAACCAACCAGGTCAACCACCACAAGTAATTACTGGCTTTGGCGGTAAGGCTGCGCCACCACCAGCACCACAACCAGAGATTTAATGTGTCATATCTGAAGAGTATGTTACAAGACGGAGTAGATGGCTCTCTTAGCAGTAAGAGAGTTATCACTTTTCTTGCGTTTCTACTTTGCGGTATTGCCTTTGTAGCAAATTTGTTTTGGGGATACAAAGTAGAAACTTACATGTTCGAAGGAATGATTTATCTCGCCATGGCAGGGTTAGGTGTGACTGTAGCAGAAAAATTTTCTACTAGAAACAGCGCACCCCCAAATCCAATTCAGCCAACGTACTATCAACCAATAAATAGACCAATGCTTGGCACTCCATTGCCAAGAACACAGGAGAAAGAAATATGAAAAAGATTTTAGCAATAGCACTTGCATCACTTGCATTAATGAGTTATAATGTCGGTGTCCTAGCCGCTGAGACACAAAAGGTCTGTATCGATAAGATTACCAAAGACGGTAAGCCTGTCCTAGGTAAAGATGGTAAGCCAGTTCAAGAATGCAAAGAAATGAAAGTTCATAAGAAACTTGAAGGCACTAAAGTTCCTGAAAAAGGCGACAAGAAATAACACATCATGTCCAATGATACGGTCGAATTAAAAATTGATGTTGAAGTTCTAAAAGAAAAAGTTGACAACATCACCCATCTTTGCGGAAAGATGGATCAGGTTATCGAAAAACTAGTCGATAACCAAGACCGTATTGTTGGTCAAATTTACAATGATATGGAACAGAGAAAAAGAGATACTGTGGAAGACGTTAAAGAATTGCACTCACGAATTACGACAGTTGACAGAAACCTATCTGATAAGATAGAATTGACTGAACGTAGGATCATGGATGAGATTAAATCTCTCCGTGCAACTATTGACGCACACAATAAGAAAGAGGATGAAGACCTCAAGAAAATCTTCCAATGGAAGTGGATGGTAGCAGGAGGAGTAGTCGTTTTGGCATGGCTTATTTCCAATCTAAACCTAAGCGTATTGGCAAAACTATTCGGTTGACTTTAGCATAGCAGTATGCTATAATAGACAAAATACACCCTTTTTGTCTATAATGAAACACTATGAGCATGTGGCTTGATCATCAGTACATCGGTACTATCTCAGTTCGTCTGGAGAAGTTCTCTCGCAAAGGCGACTATCTTTACAACTTTCGATGCCCCATTTGTGGCGACTCTCAAACGAATCGCAACAAAGCAAGGGGCTATATTTTTCCGCAAAAAGGTGGCATGTTTTTCAAGTGCCATAACTGCCAAGCAAGTCTAACTCTTGGCAATCTCATCAAGCATGTTGATCCAAATCTATACAAACAGTATTGCTTGGATCGTTATAAAGAAGGCGACACAGGACGCAAAGCGCACAAAGCGCATAACTATGTTTTCAAACCTGTAGTCTTCGAAAGCAATCGACAAGATAATGCATTCCGTGGTCTACTCTCACCACTTAAAAAAATGGCGGCAGATTCTGAAGTCATTGATTATGTGCGTTCTAGAAAAATTCCCGAACATAGATATGAAGACCTGTACTTTGTAGATGACATTTCAAAGTTCAAACAATTTGCAGAAGGTTATGATGAAAAAATCGTAGGTGATGAACCACGATTAGTGCTTCCCTTTTTTGATGAAAACGATGATCTAGTTGGTTTGTCAGGTAGAGCATTGCGTGGCGAAAAGATTCGCTATGTAACGATTCGTATTAAAGACGATGCTCCAATGATCTTCAATCTAAACAATGTAAACAAGGATCAGACAATCTATGTCACAGAAGGTCCTATTGATAGTCTATTTTTACCTAATAGTGTTGCTGTGGGTAACGCAAATCTAAAATCGGTTGGCGACTACCTGCCGAAAGATAATATTGTTTTGGTTTATGACAATGAACCAAGAAACAAAGAAATTGTAAGAGAGATAAAGACAGCGATTGAGTTGGGTTTCTCTGTAGTCATTTGGCCTGATAACATCATGGAAAAAGATATCAACGACATGGTGATGAATGGGAAAATGAGTGCAGATGAAATCGTCAACACAATAAATAAAAATACTTTCCGTGGGCCTATGGCCCTTTTGAATTTTAATAATTGGAAACATACATGAAAATTAAACTGATAAGTTATTCACAAGCATCTGAGGAATTCGAAAATGATCTTGGTTACACAATGGACGCAGAGGACCTGGTGGCCTACTGCGCCAGGGTATCGAATCCAGCCAATCAGTCCAATACAGAGACTTCAGAACGGCTCATCAAATACCTCATCAAACACCAGCACTGGTCGCCACTTGAAATGGTCTCCGCCTGTATCGAAATCGAAACCACAAGAGACATTGCAAGACAAATCCTCAGACACAGAAGTTTCTCATTTCAAGAGTTCAGCCAGCGATATGCTGATCCTACTCAAGACTTGTCGTTCGTACTTAGAGAAGCAAGACTACAGGACACCGTTAATAGACAAAACAGTATAGAGACTGAAGATAAGATGTTGCAGATTGAATGGGAACGTGCGCAACAAAGAGTCATCTATGCCGCTAAACGTGAGTATGAATGGGCTATCGCAAATGGTATTGCAAAAGAACAAGCAAGAGCCGTGCTACCCGAAGGACTTACAGTTTCTAGAATGTACATGAATGGCACATTGCGTTCATGGATTCACTACATACAACTCCGTTCTGCTAATGGTACGCAGAAGGAGCATATGGAAATCGCTAAGGCGTGTGCCGAAGTAATCGCTAAAGTATTTCCTCTAGCGAAAACAATTTAATAAAAATAATAAGGAACTTGTATGGAGAGTATTGTTCACGGAATTAAGGTAGATTATTCTAGGGATTCTTTGTTTGACGAACTTGGAAGAATACGATTAAAAGAATCATATATGAGAGAGGACGAAACATCTCCACAGGAAAGATTCGCATATGTATCAAAGACGTTCGGCTCAAACGAAGATCACGCTCAAAGGCTTTATGAGTACAGCAGTAAGCATTGGCTTTCATATTCTACTCCCATTTTGTCTTTTGGGCGTAGTCGCCGTGGCCTGCCTATTTCATGTTTTTTACCCTATCTGCACGATAGCGCAGAAGGTCTGGTGGACTGTCTCGCAGAGGTAAACTGGCTTTCAATGTTAGGAGGCGGCGTTGGAATTGGACTTGGCATTCGTTCTGCCGATGATAAATCTACTGGTGTTATGCCTCACTTGCGCACTTATGATGCGTCAAGTCTCGCATACCGCCAAGGTCGTACTCGCCGTGGTTCTTATGCCGCTTACCTTGATATCTCTCATCCAGATATTCTTATATTTTTGGAAATGAGAAAGCCTACTGGCGATCCAAATATGAGAACCTTAAATCTGCATCATGGTGTTAACATCACCGATGACTTCATGCGTCTTGTTGAACAGTCTATGTTGGACTCCCACTTTGATGATTCGTGGGAACTCAAAGACCCACATAGCGGTGAAGTTCGTGAAGTTGTTTCTGCTAGAGACTTGTGGCAACGTATCATTGAAACACGCATGTTGACTGGTGAGCCATACATTCATTTCATCGATACAAGCAATAGAGCAATGCCTGAGTTTCAGAAGAAACTTGGTCTGTCAATTCGTCAGAGCAACTTGTGTTCAGAAATTATTCTTCCAACAGACAAAGAACGTACAGCAGTTTGTTGCCTATCATCAGTTAACTTAGAGTATTATGATGACTGGAAGAACGATGAGTTGTTTCTGAAAGACGTTGCAGAAATGCTTGACAATGTTCTACAACATTTCATTGACAATGCATCAGAGCCAATCAGCAGAGCAAAGTATTCAGCAGAGAGAGAACGTAGCATTGGAATCGGCGCACTAGGCTTTCATGCATACTTGCAGAAGAATAACATTCCGTGGGAGACTGCACTTGCAACTTCCGCTAACATGAAGATTTTTTCAAACATCAAAAAGAAACTTGATCATGCAAATCTTGAACTTGGTAAAGAACGTGGTGAAGCACCTGACGCCCAAGGTACGGGACGCAGATTCTCCCACACAATGGCAATTGCCCCTAATGCTAGTTCTAGTATTCTTATGGGTAATACTAGCCCTTCTATAGAGCCGTATCGTGCTAATGCTTATCGTCAAGACACACTATCTGGCGCACACTTGAACAAGAACAAATATCTTGATTCTTTTATCATGAAGCACTTGTCGCCTGATGGTGCACCATTGACACCAAAAGGCACGGATGAGTATCAACAGATTTGGTCTAGCATCATTGCAAACGATGGTTCAGTACAGCACTTGGACTTTCTTGATGAGTGGCAGAAAGATGTATTCAAAACATCTATGGAGATTGATCAGCGTTGGATCATTCAACATGCCGCAGATCGTCAACAGTTTATTGATCAAGCACAATCTCTAAATGTATTCTTCCGTCCAGACAGCAACATCAAATACATTCACGCAGTACACTTCATGGCATGGAAGCAAGGCTTGAAGACTCTTTACTACTGCCGTTCAGAGAAGATTGGCAAAGCGGATAAAGTGTCGAAGAAGATTGAAAGACAAGTCATTGAAGAACTAGATATGAAAGCAATCATTGACGGTGAGACTTGCCTAGCATGTGAGGGTTGATAATGGCACACTTAGTAGCAAATATACCACGCATTCGTTGTTATGTTAGAAAAGAATATCTGTACAACTTTGAAAAAGGATTTGGTGAATACGTTCCATGCATTTGGGTATCAATCAAATCAATGAGCCGTAGGGCATTCTTTATTGAATCATATCTGCCTGAGTATGGTGCATTGTATGATAAACTTCCATTGAGTGCCTATGTGAGTAGAACGGACAATCTGAAGTTAGATAGTCTTCTACCACTAGATCACTTGCAAATATGGGACTGTTTGTCGTATGATGTAACTGTGATACAGAAATCTTTTTTGATGAATCTGAGTGGCAAGTTTTATGCAAAGAACAAGCAATGGTATCAAGGCAATTATTTGTTTACAGTTGACAACTGTGCGTCAGATGAATACCTAGATGTAGGCGATAGTGAAAATCCAGAAGATCATAAATCATATAACTTTCTAGAACTTGATAACGGACAATATGCCGCACAACCAAACAATCGTTGCATATTCTTAGATGCCGCAAGCAATCCAAAAGACCTGAAGTTTCCTGACTTCAAAGTTTGCACAAAGAAATATGTTGTAGAACAAAATCCCAAGTGGGCACTTGGCGACTCAGATACGGTGATGTACGAATGATTATTGTTGAATTGATTATTGGCTTGATTCTTGCAATGTTAATGCGTAGAATTTTAGCAGATACAGAAAACAACTTAGAAGAAAAACTCAAAGAGGTTGAACCTGTCAAGATCAAGGTAGAGGTCATCAACGACAACTACTATGGTTGGATGTTCGACCACAATGAGTTTATACTACAGTCTTCCTCAAAAGAAGATTTCGTCAATAAACTAAAAGAAAAATTCCCTGATAGAAACCTTAACCTTTTGTCGAAAGAGAAAATCAAATGGCTCCCAGAAAACAGCAAGAACTAAATTTAACAGACAATAGAACAAACTTCAAACCATTCAACTATCCATGGGCATACGATGCATGGTTGAAGCATGAACAATCACATTGGCTACACACCGAAGTGCCAATGCTTGAAGACGTTAAAGATTGGAAGAAGAGACTAACAAAAGAAGAGAAGCAATTTCTCACACACATTTTCAGATTTTTTACGCAAGGCGACATTGACGTTGCTGGTGGTTACGTTAACAACTACTTGCCTTATTTTCCTCAGCCTGAAATTCGTATGATGCTATGCGGCTTTGCCGCAAGAGAAGCATTGCATGTAGCCGCTTATTCACACTTGATTGAAACGCTTGGTCTTCCTGAAACCATGTATAATGATTTCTTAGAGTATCAAGCGATGCGTGACAAACACAATTTCGTAGAAGAGATTGCGTCACAGAATACAACAAAAGAAAATACTGCCGCACACATTGCTACATTCTCTGCATTCACAGAGGGTATGCAACTGTTCTCATCATTCATCATGTTGCTGAACTTTCCACGCCACGGTAAGATGCGTGGTATGGGTCAGATCGTTACATGGTCAATTGTTGATGAAACGCAACACGCAGAAGCGATGATTAAAATGTTTAGAACATTCATCGAAGAGAATCGTGAGATTTGGACTGATGAACTAAAAAGCAAGATTTACGCAATCGCAGAAAAGATGGTTGAACTTGAAGACAAGTTTATCGACCTTGCATTTGAAATGGGTCCGATGGAAGACTTGAAGAAAGAAGATGTAAAGGAATACATTCGATACATTGCAGACAGACGATTGATTAGCCTTGGTATGAAAGGTATCTTCAAGCGTAAGAAGAATCCTCTGCCATGGGTTGAAGAAATGATCAACGCACCGATTCACACCAATTTCTTTGAGAACCGTGCAACAGATTACGCAAAGGCAGCACACAAAGGAACATGGGAAGACGTATGGGGTAAAGCCGCATAAATTCAGATTTGGCTATATATTTCGACACAACTTACAAAAGGAGAAAGTATGTCGAAATTATTTCAAGTCTTCTGCGATGCTTGTGAGTGCGACTATTCTGTAGAGATTCAAAATCAGAATGTCGCACCTAAACATTGCACAGCATGTGGCGCAGAACTAGATGATACATCAGTTATTGAAGAAGGTGAAATCGATGAGTCCGATGATTGGGATACCGATGAACTTCTAAAAGATATTGATGACTGGAAATGAAAATCGCTGGCATCGACTATTCGATGACTTCACCAGCAATTTGCATTCACGACACATCGAAAGAATTCAAGTTTGATAATTGTGAAGTCTACTTCATGACACAATTGAAAAAGTATGAGATTGAACACAACAACATCCATGGCAAACTGTTAGAGTATACCGATGCCATGGACAGATACGACAAAATCTCCTCATTCTTCATTGACAGAGTGCTAGAGAATGATATACAATATGTGTACATAGAGGACTACTCTTTGGGGTCAAAGGGCAAGGTATTTCATATTGCCGAGAACACGGGCATTCTGAAGTATCGTCTTTGGCAGTTTCAGGTTGACGTTGTTTGTGTGCCACCGACTGTTATCAAGAAATTTGCAACAGGCAAAGGCAACTCAGACAAGCAAAAGATGCAAGATTCATTTGAAGCGGAGAACACTATTCGCTTGAAGCATGAATTGAACATGACAGATAAGCAATGGAATCCTTCATCGGATATCATCGATGCTTATTGGATTTGTAAATATGGTTTAACAGAATGGGGAAAGAATGCTAAAGAACAACAAAATTCTAAAATCGAATGACACATCATTAGCCGATTTGTTGAAAGACAGAACCGTTGATGTTAAGCCATTAGGTAATCTATACACAATTTATCTTGTCGGTGAGATTGAAGGACCGGAGAACTATCTGGACTGCTATGAAGCAATTCGTAATGCTGGCGAAGAAGATGTTGTAAAGATTCATATTAATTCACCCGGTGGCGATTTGTTCACCACAATTCAATTCATTCGTTCGATTGCAGAATCGCCAGCAAAGATTGTAGCATCGGCAGAAGGCGCATGTATGTCAGCCGCTACAATGATTTTCTTATGCGCCGACATGTACGAAATCTCAGAGCATTGTTTGTTTATGTTCCACAACTACTCAGGTGGTGTGTTTGGTAAAGGTGGTGAGATGTACGACCAACTTGTAAATGAACGTAAGTGGTCTCAGAAAATCGTAGAAAAAGTTTATAGTGGGTTCTTGACAGATGACGAAATGAAGTCTATACTAGACAACAAAGATATCTGGATGGATGGTGAAGAAGTTATGAAACGATTGCAGAGCAAGTTGGATATTCTAGAGAAAGAAGAAACTAAGTCTTCCAAGCCTGCGAGAAAAACGGCTAGGAAGAAAAGTGCATAAATTACATTTTAATTTCAGACACATTGGCGATCAGGTATGCACTACTGCATTGCCTGAAAATATCTTCAATGTTACTGGTGAGAAGTGCATCATCACAGATGAGAAGATATGGGCGTTCAAACACAACCCATACGTTGTCTTCATGTCTGAAGAAGAGGCTAAAGATTATCCAGTCATTAGTCTAATTCCTGATTGTAGAATTCCTGATCAGGCTAAGAAGTACAATGAAATGATGCAAACTCTCGCAACAAACGGGCAGACTGAATATCAATGCGTCAACATGGGTTTCAACGATGTTCGTTTGCGTCATCCAAGATTGTATGTCTACGAAGACTCTGAAATCAATCCAACTCAAATTGTAGTTCACACTTCTGGCTCAGATAGGCGCAGAGATGGTGAAATATCAATTCGTACTTCATCAGGAGAAGACGCAGTTCGTGTTTTCTCTGATGAAGTGTGTGATGCAATTCTCAAGAACTACAGAAACTATAACATCATTCAAGTTGGCGGTGAAGGTGACAAACCCCTTGGTGGACACTCAATCAATGCTTGCGGTAAACTAGACTATTGGGAAGTTGCAAAACTAATTTCACAGTCTGCACGATTCATTGGTGTTAACTCTGGTCCAATGCACATTGCAAACTGCTATCCAAGAGTAGAGAAGCGTATTGTGCTGATGGAGTTTCCGAGAAACACTTTGATGACATTCAGACCTGGCGACATTCGCAACTGGTTGTTCTCTTGGATTGATCCAACCAATACATTCTTCAACAAGACAGACATTGACATTGGGTACACTTACTCATACACTAAAATATGAAACCAATTACATTGATGATTGTGGGTAACACTCACAAGAACATGATGGACTTTGCTATCTCTAAAACGATTCAGCATTGTTCACAGATTGAAGACGTAGTGATTTTCGATGAGAAGAAACTACGACCAAACTTTGATATCCACGACTACACATATTTTTCTCTGAAGAACATGTGGGCATTTGTCAAGACAGACTTTGTTCTGATCATTCAGTACGATGGTATGGCAGCCAATCGCAACATATGGACAGATGAGTTTCTAAAGTACGACTACATCGGCGCACCATGGCCTGATAGGTTCACATGGATTGGCAAAGATGAGAAAGTCGGCAACGGTGGCTTCAGTCTACGAAGCGCAAAACTTTTAGATGCATTGCGTGATCCGTTGATTCATCCAAGACAAGACCCTAGATTTGCCAATGAAGACGCCGCAATCTGTCAAGGTTATTCTAAATATCTTAGAGATAAAAAAGGCATCAAGTTTGCGCCTGTAGAGTTAGCAAATCAATTTTCTCATGAGTGGTGCAATCCCACTGGTGAGACATTCGGCTTCCATGGTGTATGGAATTTTCCTCTTTTCTTCACAGAACAAGAATGCCTAGAGCATCTACTTGACATTCCAGTTGGACACTGGTATAATGATCGCATAGAGATGTTAAGGCAAAACTGCCAGAAGAAAGATTACGCCAAGTTATGGCAAGAGATAGCACAGAAAGTAACTAATGCATGATATATTTACAAGTACACTTCAATGGATAAAAGATGACTTTCGCTCTCATCCTTTTCGTTTTTGCATTGAGTTGCTTGCTTGGGGCATTTCGATTGGGTGTAGCATTACCATGGCTCTTACAGTCCCGAATCCGCCCCTACTGGTTTTGTATCCTATTTGGATCATCGGCTGTAGTCTCTATGCTTGGGCTGCTTGGACTCGCAAGTCTTTTGGGATGTTGGCTAACTACCTCTTGCTCACTACAATTGATAGCGTTGGTTTGATAAGAATGTTGATGTAATTTTTGGAGTTTTATTATGACTAAATCTTGGACACTTGAAGTTAAAGAAAATGCAAACGGTGAAGCATTCATCGAATTTCCCGATGAGGTGATTGAAGGCACCGGTTGGGTTGAAGGCGACACTATTGAATGGGTTGATAATAAAGATGGGAGTTGGACCTTGCAAAAACGTGAACTACAATGGGTAATGGTTGAGACTGTACAGATGTTTCGTCATCGTTACATGGTACAAGTTCCTGTTGGCACAGATGACTTTGGTAAAGACAAGGCTGATTGGGCACTTGATACTGTCACACTAGAAGAAGCAAAAGAATTCTCACAGAAACATCTTGGAGAAACTATCACTTCTCATCGTGTTGTGACTATGGAAGAAGCATTGAAAATTTGCGATGAAGACAATGACTATTGCAAGACATGGAACGATGAAAAGAAAGTAGAAGCATTTTTCACAAAGGTTGATGAACACATCCGTGACGGAGACTACTAATGACTTTGCCTGACGAACGCTATCGTGCGATGAAAGCAGGCAAAGAGTTTCTATATGATTTGCTTGACCCTAAGAAAACTCCTAGAGTGCCGAAAGACATTCGTAGGAGAGCGTATCATGTTCTGAGACACTATCCTGATAATTTTCATTTCGAATTAATAGCAGAAAGGTTGCCCGATTGGTTTGATCAAAAATCATGGGCAGAAAGAATATATGAGAGTAAAGATCGGACCGTATAAAAACTGGATCGGACCATATCAGATTGCTGATATGATTTTCTTCTGGTGCGAAAAACATCCTGACGAAAAATTGATGGAGCGTTGGGACTACAAACTTCAAGACAAGTTTGGTGACTGGCTTGCCAATGACAAGAACGGCGATGACTCTCGCCTGACTAAGTTTTGCCAGTGGTTTGAATCTAAGCGCAAGCGCAAAATCAAAGTCAAGATCGACAACTACGATACTTGGTCAATGGACCACACTCTTGCGTATATCATCACGCCTATGCTAAAGCAACTTCACACAACTAAGCACGGTGCGCCTTTCGTTGATGATGAAGATGTGCCAGAAGAACTACGTTCTACTTCAGCGCCACCAAAAGAAAATGAGTGGGATACTGACGAAAATCATTTCAAGCGTTGGGATTGGGTCATGGAAGAAATGATTTGGGCATTTGAAGTTCATAACGATGACAATGCCGAAGATAAATTCTTTGATCATAGTGAGGTGGATCGTAAAGAGACACTAGATAAACAATTTACCAAAGTCAAGGTTGACAAAGAAGGCCTTGAGGCATTTCAAAGTCGCAAACAAAATGCTTTCCGTTTGTTCGGTAAGTACTACCAAGCGTTGTGGGATTAATTATGACTAAATGTGATGTTTGTAAAAAAGAGTATAGTCCGTCTTGCGACTTTCAACAAGGTCGATGCCCATTGCATCCGCCTTATATCAATCCGCACAGTATGCGGTTTTTGAATTTGTTCAATGCAGTTAAAAGGTTTTTTGGAAAATGAAATTTGCTCTAGCGTCCGATGTACATCTAGAATTCGGACCCATTGAATTTAAGAACACAGAAGGCGCAGATGTGCTAGTGCTTTCTGGTGACATTTGCGTTGCGAAAGATTTGCAGGATAGAGATACCTACAACATTCGTGGCGAGAATGATCGTTCAAACAAGTATCACGAATTCTTTGAGAATTGTTGCCGTGAGTTTTCTCATGTTGTTTACATCATGGGCAACCACGAACACTATCATGGAGACTTTGCTCATACAGAAGGAACACTACGTCAGCGCCTTGGCTACTTGTATAATCTTCACATTCTAGAAAAGAGTGCAGTTGAAGTTCAAGGTGTTGTTTTCTTGGGTGGTACTCTTTGGACAGACATGAACAAAGAAGACGAAATGACTTTGCGTTACATTTCTCGCAGAATGAATGACTTTCAGACTGTGAAGAACAGCAATCGTAAAGTAACGTACAAAGTTCCAGAATTCGCTAAGAACGAAGATGGTACTACAGACTATAGTAATGTTATTGCCACACACTTCAAAGAGCGTGATGCTGGATTCTGTCCAGAAGATGCGGTAGAACAACATAAAGAAACTTTGAAGTTTCTTGAACGGTTCATGACTGATAATCCTAACAAGAGACTTGTTGTTGTTGGACACCATGCGCCTAGCAAGGCTTCTACCAAGCCTGCATACAAAGGTGATTATTTGATGAATGGTGGATATTCTTCAGAATTGACTGAGTTCATTCTGGATCATCCTCAGATCAAGTTCTGGACTCATGGGCATACCCATGATGACTTTGACTATATGGTTGGTACAACTAGAGTTGTCTGCAATCCACGTGGCTATATACACTACGAAGCGAGAGCCGACTATTTCGAACTGAAGTATTACGAAGTATAAATAGGAGATACCATGAACGATTTTGAAGTTATGCCTATCGGTACCGCTGTAGAGATTAAGGCGATGCGGGAGTTTTCCAATCGCCTTATTTCCGAGGTAGATTCTACAACCGATGTTCCCGACAATGTGAGGGGTATCGTTAATGAAATGCGTAGATTCTATAATTGGCATGTAGAAACATATCCAGTACAAATATAAGAGGGAGAAGTGACCATGAGTTTTATTACAGACATTTTTAGAAAGATTTTCGTAGGTGAGCCAAAGCCAGCACCAGCACCTGAGCCTGTGGCGGTAACACCAGCGCCTGCACCTGCGCCAGTAGTTGAGACAAAAGCACCTACTGAAGAACAAATCAAAGCCGCAGTTGAGCGTGTGGTAAACAAGCCAGCAGTTAAGAAGCCTGCGGCAAAAAAGGCAAGTGGAGCACCTAAGGCTCCAAAAGCGCCTAGAAAAGCGAAGTAAAATCAAAGTGTTGTATAAAAACAACACTTTGTCCTACCCCTTGACATTTTCGTAATACTCTGATAAGATATATACTGTTGAAAGGGGAAAATTGTCCTATGAAACATAAGTTGCTTGCCGTTGCATTAGCACTAGTCGCATCAGGCGCATATGCGCAGAATGTGAGACTTGCGCCGGTTATCTCAGTTGAGCCGGTTCAGCACAGGGAAGTTATTAGCGTACCACGCAGGGTTTGCAATACGCAAACAGTTCCTGTTTACAATTCCGCACCCGTATACCAAACATATCGTGATCCTAATTCGCCGGCACCTATTGTCGGCATGATCATTGGTGCTGTAGTTGGTTATCACGGCGTAGCATCGGCACCAGGTTTGGGTGCGTTGGCTGGTGGTGCAGTAGGATATTCAGTTGGTGATCATGTACGTTCGACACATCCATATTGGACAGGTCAAACTGTAACAAACGTCACCTATCATAATCGACTTTATTGCCAAACACATTACGAAACATTGGAAGCAAATCGCACGATTGGTTATCGTGTGACTTATGAAATTGATGGTACTCAAAATACACTTGTTATGACTTCGCACCCTGGTTCGCATGTTAGGCTTGTAACCAGAGTGGAGCCTTAATGTTCTTTGTATATGGTGCACTAAACAGTAAAGCGTGTGACAAAGCCGAGTTTATTCTACATACACTTGGGCACAATTACAGAATGTATCGCATTGGTGTTGACTACACAATACACCAACTTGAAAGACTTATTCCTGACGTAAAGACAGTTCCTCAAATCTATCACGGAACAAAATATATCGGTGGCATGAAGGAACTATATGAATTCTTACAAGCGAGTGAAAATCTCGGTGACGGAACAATTTCACGACTTGATCGGGTTGAAAAACTTTTTAATGGTATTGCTAAAAACAAACCAGATCATAGTGGAATTCACAAGGAAGAATGACCGCCGCACCGTAACTGAATGGAATATTGAACGCAACTCTTGGAAGTTTATTTGTCATGAAAAAGATCACACCTATTGATCCAATGCAGGGTTCAGAACCCACCTGGACTGTACAAAGTCTAGAGAATCAACAAAGCGACCTAACAAGGTCATTCAATTGGTATGGCTACAACTGCACCCGTAAGGATGCTAGAGAATTCGTAGCCGACTATCTCAAGAAACTCAATCGTGCAAAAGATGAAATCGCATTGATCAGGTCTTTGCCAGAGAGTGCTATTCCCATCCAATTTGGCTGGCTGTCACGCATGATCAGCCTAGGCTTTGTGCCGGATGACAAAACAAAAAAGTACTTTGCTACAACGTATCGTAGCATTCTAGAAGCAAATCGTAAAGCGCCACAACCGGTAGTAGAAGATACTGCTACGGTTACTTCTACTGTATCGATTCAACAACGCATTACAGAAAAAGCAAACGCAGAGGCTGGTGAAGTTGAAGGCTTGATTGATGAGTTTGTTCTAAGCCGTTGCAAGAAAGATATCGACATGGAGAACTACTTCAAGTCCCGTAATCTTTCGTCTGTAGTGTTGAAGAAAATCTGCGACACGTTTGTGGATCGCAATAAAGAAATCAATGAAGCATTGACAACAAAAGACCCACAACTGATTGAGGGTTATAGCAACTTCACCAAACCTGAATTGCGTAGGCTGAAAGAATTTATTGACTCTATCGTAGCCGCCGCAAATCAAGGCGCTATGAACAACAAGCCTGTGCGTAAGAAGCGCAAGACTAAAGAAAAGCCTGCGGCATTGCTAGTCACCAAAGTGAACTACATGCCAGAGTTTGAAGACTTGAAACTGAAGAGTGTATTGCCTGAGAAGATCATCGGCGCACTACAGGTGTGGACTTACAATACAAAAACAAAACTGCTTGGTGTGTACAACGCATCCAACGCAAAGGGTCTGTCCATCAAGGGCACGACAATCCAAAACTTCGAAGAGAATACTTCCACTGGCAAACGATTGCGCAAGCCAGATCAACCAATCAAGGATGTCCTTGAAGGTGGCAAGATTAAACTGCGCAAGATTCTTTCCGAACTAAAGACTAAGGAATCGCTATTGACAGGGAGGCTAAACTCTGATACAATTATTCTTAGAGTGCTATGAAAGTTGCCAAGTTTACCTTGGTAAAGTATCGTGATGCTGGTCTACCAACATACACATACTTTTGGATTACAGAACAAAGTAAAGTTTACGGACCATACTTTGATTCTGAAGAAGATGCAAACAATTGGCTAAACAAAAATTCTGTAATTGTAAACGAAGAAAAAGATAATGATACTACTTGATTTGAACCAAGTCATGATTGCAAATATAATGATGCAACCTGGTGCGGCGAACAACATAGAAGAAAACTTGATTCGACATATGGTGCTTAACAGCATTCGCATGTACAATGTCAAGTTCAAAGATGAGTATGGCGAAATGGTTATCTGCGCAGATGACCGTAAGTATTGGCGCAGGGATGTGTTTCCATACTACAAAGCAAGCCGTAAACGTGATCGTGAAGCATCGCCGTTTGACTGGAATCTTATCTTTGAAACATTGAACAAAATTCGTGATGAATTGCGTGATACGTTTCCGTATCGTGTATTGCAAGTGGATAAGACTGAGGCTGATGATATCATCGGCACACTCTGCCACAAGCATGGCGTTCACCTGATGAATGAGACTACAGAAAAGATTCTCATTCTGTCAAGTGACAAAGACTTCATGCAACTGCAAAAGTTCGCAAATGTAGAACAGTTTAGTCCTGCCGCTAAGAAATTTCTGAGAACGAATGAGCCTGACAAATTCTTGCGTGAACATATCATCAAAGGCGACAGAGGTGACGGCATTCCGAACATCCTATCGTCCGATGATACGTTTGTGACGGATAAGCGTCAAAAGCCTGTAACTGAGAAAAAACTAAATATATGGGTAACAGAAGAGCCTGTGCAATTCTGTGACAGTCTGATGTTGAGAAACTTCAAACGGAACGAATCACTTATTGATTTGGGTAAGATTCCCGTAGAATATCAGCAGAAGATTCTAGATGCCTATGAGTCTGCGCCTAGAAACGGGCGAGACAAATTGTTAAACTATTTCATCAAGAATCGTATGAAGCAATTGATGGAACACATACAGGAATTTTAAGATGCCTACAGATATTAGCAAGATGACTTTACCAGAATTATTGAAACTGGTTTCAGATTTGCCTGCAAGCAAGAGAGTAGAACACTTGCGAGAACTGGCGAATCTAAAGCCTGACTTGAAGACAGTCCTAACATACGCATACCATGATGGTTATGTGTTTGATTTGCCGCCTGGAGTACCTCCATACAAGACTGTTGACATGCCAGACAATTGGGGGTATAATAGACTCCCGAAAGAGTTAAGAAAGTTTAAGTACTTTTTCAAAGGTAACAACTTGAATGCTATCAAGCGAGAAAAGATTTTCATTGAAATGCTTGAAAGTCTTGGCGAAGAAGAGGCTAAGTTGGTACTGATGATGAAAGACAAAAAACTTACATACAAAGGTTTCACAAAGAAGATGGTAGTAGAAGCACTACCAGAACTTTTCGCAGGGGAAAAAGAAGTAGAAAATGTCTAAAACGGAAAAATCTAAAGGCAAGTTTCGTGGCTTTCGTGAATTCTATGAAGAGTACGAAGAAGACAAGCCAAAGAAAAAGAAGAATGCGTCTGATATCAAAGGCGATAGGATGAAAGTAAAGAACAAGTTACGAAACTTTGATCCTAAAAATTTTTCTGAGGAAGATTTTGATGATGACCTCTATAATAACTGAGTTGCGTTATATATAGAAGATGAAGAATTTTTTTGTTATGCAATCTCAAAGGTAAAAGGAATATGTCGAAGAACACAGCAGTTATTTTATTGATTTGTATCGTATTGACGGTAGTGGTGCTATCACCGCTCGCCGCAATTTGGTCCATCAATACATTGTTCGGCACTACCATTGCCTATGGATTTAATGAGTGGCTAGCCGCACTAGTGTTGGTTGGTATTGTACAGGGTAATCGACCATGGAGAACATCAACCAACTAGTCAACTAAGAAGAGAAATCAAATTAGTTGACAAAAAGGCTCAACTAATTTGTAAGACTCTTGACAAACCCCCAAAAAAGAGTAAAATACAAAGTCTGTTGAGCGAAAGTTCAGCAGACTTTTTTTTCCGGCTGTGGTCTAATGGATAAGGCAACGCTCTTCTAAAGCGTCCGATGTGGGTTCGATTCCTGCCAGCCGGGCCAACCCTAAAGTTCATTGTG